TTGCGACGATCTTCAGGTGTGAACTGCCCCTTGGTTTCAAGATAGACACCATTGGGGAGGAGAAAGTCCGGTGTGTAGTTGCATTGCAACACGTAGGGAACCTTAGTGCTCTCGTATTCAAATGGAACGCTCAGTTCTTGTAGAAGGTCAGCGACTTTCTTTTCTAGACCTGAGCGATACTTCATTCGTCCATTGCCTTCTCGATGATCTCTTCAACGATCTCAGACACAGCACGACGCATCTCGTACTTGAAATCAGATCGGTCAGCTTTGAATCGCTGAACAGTAATGCGAGGAAGTTCAACAGTCAACGTGGCTTCATACAGCCCGCCAACTTGAGACTTCACAACGTCGTATTCAAAAATCATCGGAGTCGTCGGTTGTGTTGGGGGTTACGTTTGGTTCGTCTGCTTTGAAGCCTTTAGTCTGACCGAAAAGGGCTGCGGCTTCCGTAGCGTCAAGATCTCCACCATCCACACCAGCAGAACCGCTAGCTTGGATGACTTGGATCGCTTGCAATTTAAGAGACGTGCCATAGCTGTCGTCAGGAAGAGTGTAAGGCTTCTGGCGGAAAGCTACTTTGACAAGGCTGCCGGAGTACAGAGGAATCTCTTCGGTGATCGGTGTCCCTTCGCTGTCCACAATGGGAACAGGAGAGTCAGGAGACCACTTGAACTTCACTTGGTACATACCTTGGGAGACTTCCTCCCAGGGCTCAGGCTTGCAGACAGAACGACGAGGGTTCTTTACCTTGCTCTTGCACCACTCAAGGAGTTCAGTGCGAGTAGCTTCAAGTTGTTCGACAACAGTCTCATCCACAATGCAGGAGAGATTAAGGTTGCCAAACTTGCTCGGCTGGAAGACAGCTTGATAGCCTTCAAGACGAACTGGGGTTTGGGTGACGATGGTTTTAGACATCAACAAAAGAAATAGGTGGAGGCTAGGACGTTCTCAGGTTTGAGTGTCCCAATGATGGGTGGTTCAGACGTAGCTCCTATCTGTTTAGCCCAATCAGACAGGTAGTCATGATCAGCAAAGAGGTAGCAGTACGTCTCCCTTACGATAGCAGACAAACTGGTCATGTCAGTGGCACGACACAGGACTGAATCATGAATTAAAGCTAAAGGAGCATCGAACTTGATGGCACTTAGATGAAGGATGCTGGCATCGAGTGAATGGATCAGATTAGGAGCTGTCGCATTGCAATGATGACGAACATCGATCTCATCTGTCTCACCGTTGGCAACTTTTACTTGAGTAACAGTACCCAGCAATTTAAGTTGTAACCGTTCAACGTTCTTCTTCATCAACCGTTGAGTTACTGTAAATCCAGACGGAGTAGTCCAGACCAATTCAGTGATACCTCTACGGAAAGCTTCTCTTACTTCCTTTTCGATCCAATCCATGACAGCCATGGGACCAGGAACGACTCGATACATAGCTTCCCTTACAGCATTAACAGTCGCTGTTAGATCTTCTTTAGAGATCTCGACACCTTTCTCTTTTAAAGCTTCACGAATGTAGCTTCTATTAGAGAATGGTTTTGCATTGTAAGGAACAGTCATGACCGTTCTTTTGGTCGTTTTTCTATCCATGTAGGGTTGAATAGACACAGGACAGTAAGGTTTAGCTTCTTCAGCTATTACCTTGTATGCATCTTGTGGTCTATCACTTGGAGTAACATTCACTAATTGTGCTGTACTCTTATCCCTTGCCAACCCGCAGAGGACCTGGAGCCCTGAGCACGTGGCGTCTGTCGCTATCATCAAGGAAGTAAATTGCCTATCACATACAATACAGCAGTGATAGTATTCTTCACACGCAGCTAAGAATTGCCAAGGTTCATCAGCAGCTTCCCATTCAGGAATCGTACCAATTGGGTCATTGACAATACGAGAGATTAACTTGTGATGGTGAACAGCCCATTCAAGACGCTCTTCAATAGGAGCTTTATCTAGACCATAAGTCGTAGACACCTGAAAGGCTAACCATTCTTCAGCTTCAGGATACATGAATGCTTCATCAGCAAACTTAAGTAATGACTTACCAAAGTCAGTATCCTGTGGTGTAAGAAATGCAGGAATTGGATACGCTCTTCCACGATAATCAAATGACCAAGGTAAGTAAAACTTTTCCTTGTCTTTGAATCGCTTCACTGCATCCATTGTCATTCGTGTACGACACGATGTCCTGAATGCTGCAGCGTTAATGTTGAGTACTTCAGCTGCGGCGCGTCGATACTCATGTCTGCTCTCCTTGTTTTCAGCAATGTCTGCTGGCTTAGGAGGTAGAGGTAGTTCAACAATGGGGATAAACTTCCCCACCTTCCTGCGTAATTCCAGAAGGGTTTCAGCTACGTCCACAATAAATGGATTTAGCTTGTACCCCACACCTTGAACCCTATTCAGGAACTGGTATGGAGTCTCCTCCTGTATACGGTACTGATTGCCTCGGCGTACCATCGCATGTCCCCGCATCACCTCGTTCAACAGGTAGCCTCCGTCCATTTCGGGCGTCCAGCTCCTGGGAGGAATCAGCATGGGCCAAGCAATTGGGCTGAATAGCTCAGCGTTTGCCATGATTTCATCTTTGATGTCGATGAATTCAGCAGTAGGAACTACATTAACTGTAGTTTTTCTACCAACTCTGGTGTTAGCAGTAGTGAACCACTGAGTAGCATTGCATACACAGTCAAGTAACCAGTTACCTAGTTTTACTCGAATTGTACGATTCCACGCTGACCATACGTAGCCATTGTTGTTCATAGCTCGTCGAATGTTGACGAACTTCTGCTGAGTACCACTAGATTGGTGCCAGTATTTCTTTTTTAAAAAAGCAAGAAGTTCTGGACACTGTTTCTCGTAGTAACGCATTTGGCACTCCTGTTCAACAGCAGTACCGATAGCATCACACACATTGACTAAGATTGAACTGTCTTCTCGAAAGCTAAACACTTTATCAAAGACAATCTTGCAAGCAATAGCTGCTGCTGCCAATGGTTCAATGTCAGCAAGATAAGTAGCAATCTCTTTGAAAGCTACACCATTCTTGCGTTCTTTGATACGTGAGTTGGTAGACTCAATCTCAGCAATGACAAGAGGAATGAGAGTGTCAACGCTAGCTACGCCATACACTGAAGCGCTGGCATAGTCTTTGGACTCCACATTGTATGTATTCTTGTGAAGGCGTTGCAAGCCACAGCTAATAGCTGTTCTTTCCAGTTCGTACTGGGCTTCAACTTCACTCTCGGTCGTCATTCAAATCAATCGGTTGAACAAGGTCTTGCATGAATTCGTAATCATCAACATCGAAGAACGGATCATCAATGTCGTAATCACTCATCATCGTCGTCATCAAGTTCAGCATGATCGCCAGGAAATAGGTGGTGAATGGACTCGTTGTCTGCTACTACAAACTCCGTGTCAGGAGTACTGAGTAGCTGCTCAACCTTAGCACGGGCTGCGTGCTTTCGCTGGTAGGTATGTTCTTTTACCTTGCCAGTCTTAAGATTCATTTCACGAATGATGCAGTATACAGAAGACGGTAGCTCCCATCCTGCAACCTTCCATGTCATGATCTCCTCGAATGTATGCTGTTGAAAACAATCATCCGGTGCCTCAGCATATTCTTGCCAGTTGTTTGGAAAATACTTTGCCATGTCCGTCGTGATGGTGAACAAGCCAAAAAAAACCTGGGACTTATGGCTTGCGCCTGCCCAGAGTGGTTACATGTCGAGGTAGTACTCGCGTGGCTTGGGCTTGACCGACTGAGTGAGTGGATCCCACTTCCTGTCAACTGCCATCACCAGCCCGTCATCTTCAAGATCCCGTAGGATGCTGTTCGTGACTCGCTGCTTGGCTGTGTTCAAGCCTAGCGCATTCTCGATCTCGTAGCAGCGCATACCTGGGTTGTTCTCAAGAATGCACATGATGGACACCCTGAGGTCGCTGTAAGACTGCTCTGGCGCTGTGTTGTAGGCATGGTAACCACGAGACTCTAGCAGCTGTGCCAGGCCGATCAGGGTGCGGTACTTAATGCGGGTGAGAGTGTTCATGATTAGCCGCAGTAGACAACGGATTCAGGTTGGAAACCAAAGTGTTCAGCGATTGCATCCCACGATTGCGTCAGCCAGTACATCTCGTTAACGTGCCTGATGATGATACGATAGCATGAATGCTCGGGTTCGTGGTGAATGTCGGATGCTGGAATGTTGGAATTCGTAACATCCCCAAGGTACTCGCTGTCGATCCAGAGTTCAATCATGACTGAGAAGCTCAAATTGGATGTGATCATCGCACGAATCAGACTCGTGCAGGTCAATCATATCAGTGTCAGTGTGACTGACTAGCTGATCGAAAAGGAAGTTAACAAACCCCCTATCTGTCATTGAGTCAAGCATAGGTCACGTGTTTGGCAGAAGGACCGTGAGCGTTAACAAAAATGTCAGACTTAGCACCATTGCACAAACCGCAAGTAATACACTGCGCCGTGCTATGCTCCACAGTAGCTGGACACTGCTTGGCATAGTCGGGTTGGTAACCCTTCTTGACAACGGTGAACGTTCGCCAGCCATTGTCAGATGCCTCAAGGTAGTCTAGTAACCCATCACAGCTTGCTTGGAAGACACCTCGCGTCCACTGTGCCCACGGCTGTCGCCATTGGTGAGTGTAGCCTGTGTGACCACAAGCGAAGCCATTGATCCAATGGACGAGACTAGCAGGCAATACAGCAGGATCGCCGTAAGCTCCCCAGCGTATCTTGCGCGTCTTGAGCTTGGTTTGAAGCGTGTCATCAGATACAGTCGCAACGTGTGGATAAGTACCACGCTTCCAGCTGCGGTAGACAGACAGTGGTGCCTGTCCCACATTAACGTAGCATGTCCTGGTGCCGTCTGGCTGCTTGCGGTGAAGACAATTACCACAAATTGACACATCCTCGCCGGTAGCTATGGACTGCACAGGATCGCTGGACTCATTCAGAATCCACACTTGTGCCATGTCGCCAGTCTTGCGGTTAGCGCTCGTGATGGTGAGCACCGCCACAATAGGCTGATGGTTGATTGGGGAGAGGCCACGCCATAGAACGTAGCCTTTAGGGTGTCTTGCCATAGCTGAGAAGCTGGTGGTCTTAGGTTGATCCTATCAGTAGCCGAGCCACGTCAGGAGTTCATTGGCATGAAACTTTACATCATGCGTCTCTTCGAGGTAGTCAATCATCACGAGGCCGTGGTCATTGATCACCTCCCAGGCATCCTCACGGCTGAGGCAGCCGCTGGAGTCTGTCATGTGGTAGATGCGTTCTCTCGTGGTCATGTGGTTGGCTTGAGTGAACTTGGGTTGATCCTATCAGATGCTCCGGCGATCGGTCAACCCTTGGGCTGTGATCTGGACAACTGCATTGGCTCAGCTGCTGCGGCTGGCTTGTCTTGTTGTCTTGTGGAGATCCTATCGGATCAGGCTCGAAATGGCAACCCCGAGAGGTTCGATCCGTTTCGATGCATCCAATATACAGAAGATTGGAGCAGCATGGGCTGATTGTTGCATTGCTTAACATTAATTTAACTTATACTATTGATAAGCAAAACTGATCGCGAACAGATATCCACTCCCTCACACCCCCTGGTAGGCTCTCCACACACCCCACAGCACCCTGTAATGCCCTGCAGTAGCCTCTGCAGCTGCTGATACCCCCGGCACCCCCTGCAAAATTGAACCCCCGCCGAGGGGGGAAGAGAGCCGCGTCACACACGATAATAGGCTTAAGAAATTTCTGTCAAATTTTTACGACCACATAGCCGCTGCAATAGACGGAAACTGCTCAATAATGATGTCTTGAACCTCATCAGCAATCAATTTATGCTCATATTGAGTACCATTAGACGTTCTAAGGTCACAATAGTGCAACCAAGACCGCAAAGTACCGTTCATATACATTCGAGTAGGCGTAGAAAGAGGCAAGACTTCTCTAGCACATTCTTTAGCAACTCCTTTGTCCAACAACTGATGATAAAGCTTCATACAATTGTCATAATGCTGCTCAATGTCATCAGTTAGACTGTCAACAATAGACGGATCAAGAGTATTAGTAGAATTTTGTCTATTAATCAGATCTTGCTCTCTAAGTCGCGGCAAGACTGGCAAAGAATAGACTTCTGAATACCTTTGACTAAACTCTTGAAATGAAAAGCTACGATGCCTAAGGATCTGAGCTGCAATACTGCGTGTAGTTCTAATTTCTACACACATATTTACCATTTCAAAAGGACTCCAATGTTTATGCTTGATTAGATACCTAATAAGTTTTGGAGCTGTTTCTTTGTTGTCTTGATTTTTTGAATTAGAGACTCGTGCCATATAAGCTACGAGTTCTTCAGCATTGGGAGTTACGTGAATGAGTTCTACTTTGTGCATGTTGGTGGGTACATACTATAGTACTTGTGCAGGGCACAGTCTAAGCTGTGCAGAGCACGAGGTGGAGAGGAGTCCTGTCTATGAAAAAAGAAAGGAAAATGTGTCTTATTAAAAACAAGCACTCATCGCTCGTAGATAATAAGAAAAAAGGGGGAGGATAATCAATGAGAATTGATTGTCTTTCCCCCCTACAGGAATCGGGTCCACCCTTCCCTCCTCCTGTATACGGTACTGATTGCTCTAAACCCAGTTGGGGACTGACTTGTCTCCATTGAGTTGTCTTGCACGTTTTCGGGTAGCTAAATCCATGCCAAAGGCTAAATGATTAGCAGCTTCTTGAGGGTTGTCTAACCACGATTCTTGAAGGTCATTCCAGTCGTCTCTACGTCGTTCAATCATCGCTTGATTAGCTGAGATAGCCAGGGCGTCTGTATAATATTTAACACCTTGAGCTAAACAGTCTAATCTGTCATCGTGTTTAACTGCGCCTTTTTCACGGCACATACGACTCATTTGATAGAAGAGCATATAGAGGAGACGTTCTTCTGGAGCTGAGTCTTTATTTGAGCTGTAGTCCCAGTCGATGACAGAACGATTAACAACAAGGCGGTGTTGATTAAGGACAGGCTCAAGGGAATCAATAATGCGGTCTTCTTTGCGGACATTAGCACGTACCTCTTCGATGTCTATAGCTTGTTTAGTTTGTTGAAGGTGTTTA